AACCGCTGGTGCCGGTGTCGCTGGATTCCGCCACTTCGACTCGGCCACGACCGGTGCTGGCAGCATCATCATTGGCAACGACCTTGGCCACCTGGGCGGTCTCATCCTCGGTGGATCTGCACTTGCCACCGTGGGCCTCCGCGACGTCCTGTCCTTCTACACCCAGTCGGCTACTCCCATCATCTTTGCGACCCAGGAAGTAGAACGTATGCGGGTGAAGGAAGATGGCAAGGTAGGCATTGCCTGCACTCCGTTTAGTGAACAACTTGAAGTCCGTGGCGACGTCAGGTTCAAAGGCCCCGCCAGCAGTACGTTTCTATTCATCGACACCACAGGGGCCGCTGGCAGCACCGCTATATTCTTCCAGGCGGCAGGCGCGGCCCGTGGCAACATAACTGCGGGTAGCACCTCAGTTGCACTATCCAGCAACACTTATCTATCCCTGCAAACCGGGTCCACTCCCGCCGAACGTGTCCGCATCACTGCCGCTGGCCTCATGGGCATTGGCAAGACCCCGGCTACCTACCGCCTGGAAGTTAGCGGCGACATAGACATCACGGGCGTCTACCGTGTCAACGGCACCCCCATAGGTACTGGTGCCGTAGCCAGCGTCTTTGGCCGTACCGGTGCCGTCGTTGCCACTGCCGGGGACTACACTGCGGCGTTAGTGACTAACTCCGTCTCCACCCTCGGCAGTTACGCCGACCCAGTGTGGCTCACCAGCCTCGCCTACGCCAAAATCACCGGTGCCCCCGCAGCGACTGGCCAAACCCCGTGGGCACAGGACATCCACGGCAACAGTAAAATCCTCTACAGTGTCGCTGCCATAGGCATCCAGGTAGCCAGCCCACAGGTTGCTCTGCAAGTGGCCGGTCAAATCTGGTCAACCGCCGATACAGTCATCCTGGAATACGCCGCCCATAGCAGCGGGTACGGGCGGGTAGGATGCATGAGCTTCCATCCGTTGACACTCTGGACCAACCAATTGGAACGTGTGCGGATCTTAGCGGATGGCAAGGTTGGTATCGGCACGGCGAATCCGCTGAATACATTTCAGGTTCATGCCGCGACAGATCAGAATTTGGGCATCCGCCATGACGGGGCCAAGATGGGTATCGGCACATACAACGACGCCGGGACGCTCGGCGTGCCAATGAGCCTCAACGCCTCGTCATTTGAGTTCTTGACTGGGTCTGTGGGTATTGGAACTGGCAACCTGAGTACGGCCAAGTTAGTTGTCCAGGCGACCGTGGACCGAGTGCTCGTTGTGCGCGGCGATCCCGCCCCATTCGGTTTCCCCGCTGGCATGTTGGGTCCAATCCTTGCAGGAGTCAGTTCCGACCATTCCACCTTTGAGCCATTTACGATTGCAGGTCAGACTATCAATCTGATGATCGGCAAAGTGGGCGTCAATACGACAGCCCCCACCTATCAACTCGACGTGGTTGGCGACTGCAACATTACCGGCCAATACCTCGTCAACGGTGTCCCACTTAGTACCGGCGGCTCGCAAACCCCTTGGCTGCAAACTATCAACGCGAATGGGCAAGCACTCTACAACGTCGGCACTGTCTCCATTGGGCCATTCCCTGTAAATGTGCGCCCGAACAATTCCTTCGTGGTCATCAACGGCAACCCCGGCAGTGTCGATACCGCCCGTCAACTTGAAGTCGGCGAGGCCAGCAACAACCCTGACTACCGAATGAACGTGGGGTATGCCATCCTCAACGGGGGTTGGGGCGGGAGTGTCCAATCTGTTGCCGGGGGCGGCGGGGCGGCTCTGTACATAAATGGCATGGGCGGCAACGTAGCTTTCGGCCAAACAGCATTACCTCACTCCCGTATCAGCCTGGGCGCGATTGGTGCTGGCAGTTATCACGTACAGCGCATCTCCTTCTTCGAGAGCGCCGTTGACGGCAGTAACTGCTACGGCATTGGCATGAACGACGCAGGCGGGGCCAGTGTCGTAATCTATACGGGTGGACTTCCGGGGTATCAGTCAGGACATAACTTCACCTTTGGCTACAACGGCAACATGGGTGTCGGCACGGGGGCTGCTTTGCCTGGGTGCAAAATATCCACTGGGTCTGATCTAGGTACTTGTAAGATCGCTACCTATGAACTGTCCAACGGCTTCTTTGGCATCGGTGTTCAGAACGGCGTCCTGACCTTCGCCGCTGGTATCGTTGGGAATAATGCCGCGGCCACGATGAACCTCTCCTCGAACGGTAAGTTGGCAATCGGCAACGGCAATACTGCTAGCCCTGCCTGTACTATCCATGTTGCAGTCGGTGGAATATATGCTGGGCCATCAGGTCTTTTTATAGAAGGTGCAGATATGACCAGCCTTGTCAATGGCGCACCTTACTATGGAGTTGGGAGAAACAATGCCACTGGTGGGACGCAGGTAGCTGGGTATAACTATGTTCATCTTCAGACTGCTAACTTTCAAACTATCCAATATGCCAATAGAATGCATCTTGTCCCAACTGCTGCGGTGAACACCTTCGCGCAAGCATCCCAGCACCTTAAACTCTGTGAGCCGTCCAATGCCACTGGCTATGGCATGACTCTCGGGTATGGGATTCCAAGTGCCAGATACGGCGGCACCATCCAGGCATGGGACAACGGTGCGCCGGGGACGTTGTACCTGAATCCTGGCGGCGGCAATATCGTTATGGCAAATTCGGCATCCTGGGGAGCAGACACCGCGAATATGCCGCTTGGGACGATGATGATCTACTACAATCATACGAACGGTTACTTGTACTTCTACGTTAAGAGAACTGATTCCCAAACAATAAGACAGGCCAGTTTCTTGTGTTCATAGAAAGAAGGTTCCAATGACTTATACAGAATCCGCCGCTCTCATGAGCGACCAGAACTTTCGAGGGCGCGTCCAGGTGGCCGTCCTCAAGTACGCCGATAGCATCATGATCGAGGCATCGAGCGTGCCAGCGCATAACACACGCGAACGCTGGGCGGTGCAAGCGATGCAGAACCCGGCAATGGTAGCCGCGCAGATCCAGCCGCCCACGGTCATGGACCCCGCAGTGCAGCAGGACGGGGCGAGTGTCACAGATGCCGCATTGCAAGCCGCCGTAGAAGGTGTCGTCAATAAGTTACTATAGATATCCTATGCAATCCCTCACCCTACCCTACTACCAGCGTGTCATGCTGTGGAACATGCTGGGAAACCACCAAGCCGCCAACCTCAAGGAGGCGAGTGTATATCTACGTGTCATCGAGAAAGTACGTCTCAGTGACCAGGAGCAGATCGACAGCGAGTTCACCAACACCGGGCAACAATACGGGTGGAAATTACCCCATCCCACCTATGGCACATGCGATATCGACCTGGAAAACGAGGAGGCCAAATGCCTCTCAACTGCAATAGAATCAGCGGCCCCAGTACGTGTTATCGACGCCGAATGGCTGTCCAGCCTAGTGTCCCAGTTGGCCCGTCCCGCTATGGAGTTAGTCACTAACCACCAGTAAAACGGTAACGTTACAATACGCCGTCTCTCACTTTGCTGTTGACATCCCGTGTCACTATCGTGTACTCTACAGCCTAGAGGAGTACCACACATGCCCAGCACGATGGACATGAACGAGCGCACCCTGTATCTCGGCCTGAAGCCCACCGGCACCAAGGCCGAGAAGTACAGCGCCGAGCGCAAGGAGGCCAAGCGTGCGTCTACGTCCAACGCCTCCAATGTTCGCATCACGGACAAGGAGAATCTTGCGACCAAGACCGAGAAGGTTCACGAAGCACTAATGGAAGAGTCCCGCGCCAAGGCCAAGAAGCCAAAGTCTAAGGGAAATGGCAACATGGAATCCTGCGGGGGCATGTACGAGTACTGCGAGATCGAAGCCATCACTCCCACTCACGTCGCCTACAAGCAAGGCCCTGACCTTTACGGGAGAACATACATGTATGATGTTGGCACCGGGGAAGTTGAGCTAGGACCCAAAATGGTGGTTCATCAGGAACTCGTTTTTGGTAAGAACGCCTAGTTAGTGACTAACAAGATGCCGCATACATCCTGTACAATCTGTGGGAATCCTGTGAACAGACCCACCAACAAAACCTGTTCCATCTCCTGTCGCATGATCGCCTTGGGGCGGGGTAACAGCCGTCCCAAGGTGGCCATGACCTGCGACCACTGTGCCAAACCCTTTCACGTCCAGCCCAGCCGCCTCACCCACCAGAATGTGCGGTACTGCTCCCGCCAATGCTTCGATGACGCCCGTGCCGCGTCTTATAGCACCACCTGTGCCAAGTGCGGACAGGCTAAAGGGCCGGGTGAGTGCCAGGATTGCCGCAGCAAGCGTAGGAGAGCCAACAACCGTACCCCGGACTCGCGGCGGCTGGTAATGATCGACAGCGCCAAGAAGCGTGACCTGCCATATCGCCTCACCCGCGAACAGTTCATGTCGTTCTGGCAGAAGCCCTGCACCTACTGCGGGGATGCCATCGAGACCGTTGGCCTGGACCGGATCGACAACGCCAAGGGTTACGTCATAGGTAATGTGACCCCGTGTTGTGGCACCTGCAACGCTATGAAATCAACTCAGTCCATGGATGAGTTCCTGGACCGTTGCCGCCGTATCGTCAAGCAGTTTACAGGGGTTGTATCATGTTGACATGGCGCTGAAGCTACGCAATAATAGACAGGGGAACGGGAACGCCACGGCCACTGCCGTCAACGGTATCGACCATACTGCCGACAGCATCCCTCCTGGGCAACCTGTTCCCTTTGTCCCACCATGGGCACGTCTCGTTGACGACTTCACCGCCGCGTATCCCCCAACATCTGACAATATTGACGAGTACATTGCCGCCGTAGCCATCCGTTTCGCCATCCCCGAGATTGAGCTATCCAATTACATCCGGTCCCGCATACGCAAGGGTCAACTCATTGCACGCGCCACCATGGAACGTGCCATGTATGTCAAGGCCCAGGAGGCGGCGGCATTAGTCGGTGTACGTATTGCCAAGGCATTCGCGGTAATAGATGATGGGATGAACGCCGAGAGGGTAACCTATGATCGCGAGGGTAATGCCCACTTTACTCCAGATCACCGTACCCGCATTACGGCAGCGGCCAAACTCCTCGACACCCTTGGAGCAAATCACCCCAGCAAGGCCATTGTCGAGCATGAGATAGGCGATAAACTTGCCGCACTGTCCACCGATGAGTTGCGCCTACGCCTAGTGGAACTCGTCCAACAGGCAGGCGGTACGTTACGTGCCTCTGGTGTCAAAGGTATAATTGACGTTTCACCCCCAGTTAGTGACTAACCGCAATGGCCACCACTACCACCACCCCACAATTCACCCCGCTCCCCAACTTAGCTAATGTCAAACTCGCCGCCGACATTGCCGAACTCACCGATGAGCTAATCTTCCGCGAGTCCAATATCAACACCCCAAAGTCGGCCATGTTCTGGCTCCGCAATGGTACCCGCACCGTAGATGAACAGGATGCCAACAGCCGCAAGCCCTTCCCGCTCTCCCCCTACTTCGACTACATTGCCGCCGACATGATGGTGCGGCCACCCAAGGGGGAATCACTCATCCATGCGACATACAAGTCCAGGACGCTAATGATGTCGTGGACAGCCGCTGGTCTCGCCGCCCACATGATGGCCACCCAGCCCGACACCCGGGTCATTGTGCAATCCGCCGACCAGCCTCGTGCCGCCAAGATCATCGAGAAGATCAAGGTCCTGTTGATGAACAGCACTGATCGACTCAAGGGTAAATGGCTGGGCGACCTGACGTTGGATCTATTCAGCCAGTCCTATGCCGAATGCAACCTCCCCAATGGCTCTAGTGCCGCCGCCTTTGCCAGTGGCTCTGACAAGATACGCTTTGAACATGGCACCATCTACATCTTTGACGAAGCATCCCTGGAGGACGAGTTACTCGAATGCGTTACCAATGCTCTCGCCGCCAAGACCCCGTTTATATGGCTCATCGCCACAGCCAAACCCGGCCCCCTGAACGAAATCTGGAAGGAATGCAAGCAGATCCCGTGGTCATACAACCCACTTCTACACCAGGACTCGTACTCCTACACTCACCTTTTCGACCATGGCAGTCTTGCACAAGTTGGACTATCTGGACTACTGGTACCCACCCCGGGGATGAGCAATGATGTCACCGGCCCAATACCCGGCCTAACCAAGCACCTCTCCCCACAGGGCTGGGTGTTCATTCGCGTCCACTACAGTTGCGACCCATCCATGCGGGACCCCGCGAAACTCAAACGTGTCGCCAAGGTCTTCGGCGGCATGGGATCGCCCATGTGGAAGCGCGAGATGGAGATTGACGCCGAGGCTCTAGGCGGTGCCTTAGTCCACCCCAAATACAGTGAGGCCATCCATGTCATCCCCGATAAATCCATACCCGAGCACGGCTGTCTCTTTATGTCCATTGATCCTCATCCACGTACCGAGCACGCTGCCCTTTGGATGCTCGTTACTCGCGAGTACGACTTCTATTTCTATCGAGAGTCCTGGCCATCGAATGTTTATGGTACTGGTAGA